TGATGGATATGTGTGATAGGATTGATCGTGGTGAAGAAAAGGTCTATCCACTTGATGAAGACTTTATGAATAGACTTAAAGACCTTACTGGCGATGAGGACACTTTGGAAACTGGTACACCAGAAGACACCGAAGAGTCTTGATGCCTTATAATATCTTTATCTGAAACACCCCGATGACTCTCAAAGAGAAAAAGGCACTACTCAAACGACTTGAACAGACAGGCACAACCTGTATGGATTGTGGGCAAAAGTATGGTGTCTATTCAGTTGGTTGTTCATCTGTCTGGAATGGTAAGTGTGGTGTGTGTGGGGAAGAGAAACAGGTGACTGAATCCCGTGATTTTGCTTACTTTATTACTGGTATTCGCAAACTGAAACTGGAGATTCAAAATGAGAAGAGTAACAGTCAGACCCAAAAGCAAGAAGGCTAAGAACCGCCTTGCGAATATGATGGACAACAACCCTATCTGTATTGTGGAGCAGGATAAGGGTGATGGTATGCTGTTTCTCGCATCAGAGAACCAGAAATACTTCTTCTGGGTGAATATCAACGACTTCTGGGAATGTGATTGGGAGGTGCTCTAATGAACTACCTATGCTTTGTTGATGGTCTTTTAGAATACGCCAGCACTTCTGAAAGTAGCTTTGCTCACTATCAACTAATGTATGCTGAAGAACACCGTGATGCTGATGTTCAGTATCTCACACTGACTGATGAAGAGTATGCTAACCTATTTCCTGTGGAGGAGGATGCCTTATGATTGAAGATTTCAAAGTAAAATTGATTGGTAATTATTCTAACCAACAGCAAGCATTTAACAGTCCACCACTTTGGGCACATATTCATATTAAATTTGAAGAACTTCCTGACGGAATGTTATACTCAAAGAGTTGGTATGATATTGATGGGGAAGAAAAACCTTATCGGGCAACAACATTGGAATTATCCGTGTCTGGTGAGAATGTTATTATGACACCTTATAATAATCTTACAAATACCAAATCTTGTGAGATTGTTTTTGAGTATGTAAATAACTCTTGGATTGGTATAAATGATAATTGTATCATACCCAAGAGAAATGCTTATGTCTCCACATTTTTGAAGTTTGATGGTATTAATTACTATTCCAGAGATGCTGGATATGATATAGATTCAAATGAATTTCTCTGGGGTAAAACAAAACAAGATGGTGAATTTCACTTTATAAAACTATGATTTACGAAATAAAAAAACAAGCAATTGATGAGTATCGTATAGATACGATTGAGGAACGACTTACTCGTATTGAAGATAAAGTTGATTTACTCATTACTCAACTTAAAATAGAGTTTTATAAGAAGAATGACTGAACACAATCTACCAGAACCTGATGATGCTCCGTGGTTAAATCTCACACCAGAAGAAGTAGAAGAACTCCGCAACAAAAAACACGAACTTACTGAATACGGCAAACAGAGGTTGAGAGAACTTATGAATAAGGACTTAATCTTTTATACAAACGGTAAAGAAACATCCCGTATGCCTCCTCCAACTCTTGAAACTCTTACTCTTGGAACCAAAGCACCTGAAATTAAACTTGAAATAGAAAAAACAATGGATTGCGAACCATACCCAGATGAGATGTTTGAAGAAGCAGAGCGTCGTGAGAAACTAAATGCTGGTTTCAAACAAGATGCTGATGGTAATTGGTATCGTCCTACACTACAAGAACTCACCAGAAATGAGAGAATTGAACTTGCCGAAAAAGAGATTGCTTATATTGTAATGGGTGGGCAAGATGGGCGAGAGTATGCTAACTCTATTGCTTTTATTCTTCAAGTGTTGGATAGTTTGAGAGATGAGTAGATTTACTGAAAACCCAGATGAAATCGTGCTGAAAGATGTGGATTTGTTTCACCTGGAAAGTATGAATGAACGCACTCTATGGGTGGGAGTTTATACCAAAGATGGTAAAATCTACCACTTGAATATTTCTGCTTATGGTGATAAACTGAGTTATTGGTGGAGTGATGAAACGTCGTGAGATTTGAAAACCCAACAAAATGGGAACTCTTCCTTGATGGATTTCGTAATGTCCTGTATATTCTTGACTGTTATAATGACGGTGATGAATGGGGATATGGTGAGTTCTGGGAGAGTTTGAGTATTGGTTGGTTTCAGGAATACATCTATCCTTATGATGACCCCTACAATATAACTATCAGTCCAGAACGTAGGTTGAGATTAGGACAAGAACCAGAGAAGATTATTCTTTCGGCAGAATCTTATGATGAACTTGTGCGACGAATCAATGAACCACAAGATCCTGCTGTGGTGGAAAGAATTAAAGAACTTATGAATCGTAAAGCACCTTGGGATGATAATGATGAATAAGTATGCGGTGATCTTATCATCTCTTGTGGATGGTGCAACTGTAAAAATACAGTTTCTTGCAAATAGTGAGATGACTGCTCAGCAACTCACAACTTATTATAAATGTAAAAGTGCCACGATTAGTGATGTGGAGGTATTCCCATTATGACTGAAAAAGACAAGATATTCTATAACGTCTGGTGCTGTGCCTATCGTCGTAGGTATGCTGCGAAACTCAAACAAGACTGGGAATTGTATAACCGTGAACACCAAACTTTGCTGATGTGCCTTAAAATAGCAAAGTGGGTAACATTTGAATCTGAAAAACCTCATTATCTGAAATGACTCAACTTATTGACTCCTCATCACCAGAATACTTTAAACAAACATCTGATAAACCTTATGATCGCCACGATTATAAGTTAGTTTATGAAGATGGTAAAGAGGTCATCTTTGATAACTATGAGGATGTTCAACTCACCTGGTTTCAAAATGGTGGGCACTTTTTGAGTCACGTTGAAGTATTAGACAAAAAGAAAAGTAAGGGATTTGGATAGGTTGACAAATCACTTGAATTGATGTAAACTCAAAATGTTGAAATGACTAATCTGATGGATTATACAGAAGAATTTCCGTTTGACCAGTTTCCTTACAAATTAGTTTATAAAGACGGAAATGAAACCCGTAAGTGCTATTTTCAATCTGAAGACCATCGTAAAAAGCATATCGATCGATATAGTTTGAAAAAGAAAGACATCAAATTGAGTTACAAATATGAAGATACTCATTAAAGATAATTATTTCAAAGACCCAGATTCAATTAGAGAATTGGCACTTTCTTTGAATGAGTATCGAGTCGATAATGAATTAATTATTCCTCCAATTGGTTGGAAAGGTCAAAGAACTTATCCTCTTCGCAATCTTAAAAATCAAACACTTGATGAGTGTGCCGAGGGCATTTACAAAATCTGTTATGATTACTTTGATTTTGAAAATTATATTGTTCCATATCTGAACAAAAAAATTGAAGAGTTGATGATTACAACTTACTTTCATATCACTACCGAAAAAACCAGAGGCGCTTTTCCAGATTTTTGGCAAGATAGATTTCATAAAGATTTCGAAACTGCTGTTGCTGGCGTAGTTTATTTAACTCCTAATGCCCCTCTCAAAGCAGGAACTTCAATTCTAAATGGACCAGAAAATCAATTTGTAAATGTGGAGAATGTTTATAATCGGTTAGTTGCTTATGAGGGTACTAGAATTCATGCACTGTCTGATGTTTTTGGTGATTCAAAAGAAACTGGTCGAATGACATTTACTTTTTTTATACACGATTTAAATTTCCCCCCTGATGTCTAAAAACTCTGATTATCCATATCACGTATTAGATCCTACCACACCTTGGTATGAGTGGTTGTGTTATTGTGAAATCTGCTATCAATTAAATGTCCAGGGGCAACCAAACTGGAATCGTTTTATGCGATATAGAAACTATTTGAAAGAGGTTGGTGTATTATGAGTGATTCATATTGGTTTCATAAGAAGTGGGGACTTAAACCAGAAGTTCCTATGGATGAAGTATATGAAAGACTTGCTGCTCTTGAGGATAAAGTCAGCAAACTAGAGGAAGAAAACGTAGAACTAACAAATGAAATTTATCGTCTTGAGAATTCTCTTGACGCCCGTATAGATATTCTTGCCGAACACTGTAGGATTAATTACGATGTATGATTTAGACTGTTTTGAAAAAGCACTCGCACACTTTGGAACAAGAATGGAAATTATTATTGGTCTAGAAATAGGTGGTAAATTTGATGCAGATAGTGCCTACAAAATGATCAAGGAAGAACTGAAACAACTTAAAAAAATTCGTAAGAAACACAAGGATACTGACTGCGATGAATGCTGATAGTCTTAAGATAACACAAAATGAAGATGGGTCTTATACAATGGGATGGGACAAGGAAGACCCAAATTGGTCTTGGTTGAATGGGTTGACTTCCAAGGAGATTCAGGTTATTATGGAACAAGCAATCAAGGATTATCTCAATGACCTCTGATTACAAAAAGTATTCGCTTGAAAAACTTCAAGAGTGGGTTCACGATGCGATGAATAGTGATGCTTCACCGCACGAAATTTATTCTGCGATCCGTGAAGCAGTTCGTGAAGATTATTATTATCATAAAGATTGTATTAGTCGTGCTTCTGGACTTCTGGAACTTTTGAGTGGTCATCGTCCCGTAGAAGATATTTCAATTCTTCAATGTGATAAAGACGATAAATCTCCAGAGTGTCAAAAATCCTGGAATGATTTCTGGGAAGAGAATTATTACCCAGAAGAATATCAAAAACATACCACAAATAATATCAATCTTCAAAAAGAAGTTGAAGAAGTTCGTAAAGCGGGTGGATATGAATGGACCCCAGAAGTAAAAAAAGATAAAGTAAAAAAGTGGGTTCTTCCTGTTGAAGAGGTCAGAGATGAAGACACTGATGAAGATATTTACTGCGTAACATTCCCCGATGATCTTCTAGAAGCAGCAAATCTGAAAGAAGGTGATATTGTTGAGTGGGTGAATCAGGGTGATGATTCTTATCTTTTGCAAAAACACACTGAAAGGTTTAGATTTTAAGTGATGTATGGTCTTGAATTTATCGCTCCATTTATTGCTGGGCTTTGTTTTGATAATTTTATGAAAATGCAGGGAGAACTCTGCAACTTTAGAGATTCACAACCACAAGCAATGAAATACTATCAACCAAGTCCAGAAGATGCCTGCTATCGTGATGGTATCTTCTATCCACGATGTAAAGACCTTGAAAATCCAGAGGTATTACGTTATCATAATTTATTGAAAGGAGAAATTAAGTAATGGCACTATCACAATCAGTAGAAGAATCTTTGAAGGAAGCGGAACAATCTCTGCGTAATGCTCTTTCATATGCTGCGCGTCAAGAACGTCCAATGGTTTGTAGTGTGATTGCAGATCTTATTCATCGTATTGAAACACTTCAAACAACTGATTCTCTTCTTGATAAATTAGAAAACCGTAAACCAGGTGACTCTGGATTCTTTGGAACATTTTTTGGGAAAGATGACTGAAAGAAAAAACTCTTGGCAAGAATGGTGGGATTCTGATGCTTGTAAGCAACTTCAAAAAGCAAATGAAGAGGCAAAGCAACGAGCAGTAGGAAAGTATTTTATGCTTTCTGAATCGGATAAGCTTGATATGCTCCAAGCAATCTGCTATATTATGTGTAAGGCAGAAAGTGAAGGAACGAGCCATCGTGGTCTTCAAGATGCTCTAGGTGTTTATCCTGCTGGTTTCTGGATTGATCACCTGATGGATGTACATAATGCTCTCTGGGGATATTATCACGATAAGAAGAGGGAGAAGGATTTGCAAGATGATCTTGATGCACTTGACGACTTCATTAAGTAATGTAACCCAATCCCGAAGAAAATATTAAACTTCTAGATAGTAATGTATTGAAATGCTAATATTGGGACACACCGCAAAAAACCTATGACTCTAGCAAAAACTGGACCTGAAATTCTTACAAAAGAAGAATGGAGCGAACTTATAGCACTGAAAGATGCAATTACATATGCTCCGCAGACAGTTTCTGCCGAAAAAATGGAAAAATTCACTGAATTGATGGTTCGTTCTCTTGAAGGTAAAGAGGATAACTCACCAAAATAAATATATCATCACGTTACAAAACTATGGATAACATCGATCAACATATTCAGAAGGACGAGGACCTTTTGAGTGACCCAACTATTTCTCCACAATCAAGGAGACATACTGAAGAAGAACTAGAAGCACTTAAAACATATAAAGAACACCATCCTGAAGACTCTCACGATCCTACACCACTGGAACTTTATTGTGATGCCAATCCTGATGCATTAGAGTGTAGAGTGTATGATGACTGAGGACAGTTAGAAAACTGGCACACTGGGTCTCCTGGTTCGCTGGGAGACCCATTATAATATGTGGGTAATCAACAAACGCCCCCATGGCAACCCGCTCCCGCATTGGTATCGAACTTCGTGATGGTTCCATCCTGTCTGCTTATCACCACTGGGATGGTTATCCCGAATGGTTGGGTCGTATTCTGACCACACATTACAACGCTCGCTCTCTTGCCGCCGAACTGATTGACGGTGGTGATATGAGTTCCTGCTGGACTGATGAGCGTTGGGATGATACTGGTGTGAAGGGTGTTTATGGTCCTCAATACTACTCTCAGCGTGGTGAGTTTATTGCTCCTCGCCATGATAAAGATCTCAATGAGTATCTGTGTAATGGGGAAGAGTATGCTTATCTCTTCACCAATGGTGAGTGGGTGTGCTACAGTCTCTATAATAACATTCATCCTGAAATTGTAAAGGAAGTTGAGATTCCTTCTGGTGCTCTTGCTGTGTGAAAATATGAATTTGTATAGATACCTTTGGTATCGTTGAACTGGAAGTTATAAGGATTCTTTAAGACCCGCCCCACCAGGCGGGTTTTATGCTATAATACTGAGGTAGTTGAACGCCAATCCAATGGACCTGTCTGAACTGATTGATGAACTGCGGGAGATCGCTCTGTATGAGTCTGATCCACAAGATTGGATGGGTTATTTGGAGAATGACGACTACTGGGTGCCAGATCCTGAACTGGCATACTGACGCTCTGAGAGGCGCCTAGGTGCCTTATAATAAGCACATACGCAACCAACCAATGACTACCACCTTCGCTGACTATGCCGCTGCTGCTGAGGCACGGAAAGACATCGCTGCTGCTGTTCTGGGGCACACCTATGCCCTCTGTGAGGCACTGCGTCAGAACTACATTGATTACTCTATTCGGAGTCATCAACTTCGTACATCTGATGTAGAGTATCACGATGCTTGCATTGAGAATCTGAAGCAGGGCACTTGTGACTATGACTTCTACCCTGAGACTGGTCGTAAGTATCACAAAATCATTATGAATGCGAATGGTTCGCGTTCTGTTCACGCTTTTGTGGACAAGAAGACTGGTCAAGTTTACAAGTCTGCCAGTTGGAAAGCACCTGCTAAAGGTGTTCGCTACGATCTTCGTATCATTGAGCAGCGTGAATGGTTGCTTCAACATGCCGACTGGGCGGGTTCCTACCTTTATGCTCGCTGATGTTTATCCCAACTCAACAATTCTTCAAAATGACTTACGCTAACGAAATCCGTGAATTAACCATCACCAAGTCCCTGCGACTGCTGCGTGATGGTTTCAAGAGTGAGTTTGCCACATCTGTATTTTCTGATGAGCGGACAATTGAACTCTTTGGACAACTTGCTTCCGAATTTGTTGATGATAACATTCCTGTGGTTGATGAAGACAATCGTATGGATCTTGCGATGATGCTGTTGGAATCTTTGGATGTGATCGCCCGATGACTTGGATACTTTTATGGATTTTACTTTCTGTTCCTGTTGCAGTAATCGTTGGAAAGTTAATTGAAACTCCCGATGACTTCTAAAGAAAAACTGCTTTTTGTTTCATCTTTCGTTTGGTTTCTACACTGGGGTCAATGTCTTACATCACGTATTCTGGATACGGTTATTCTAAACTCCTCTGTGAGGACGTTACCACTTGGTTTCTGAATAAGTTTCTGCCCCGTCATAAGATTGAGGTGGAGATTCTTCATCGTGGTCTGAAACGTGAGGAAGTTTATGGATACTGTGACTATGTGGGAGAATCCTATCGTCCCCGTGAGTTTCTGATTGAACTTCAGACCCATATGGAGGAGGAGTTGTATATAAAAACTCTTTTACACGAACTGGTCCACCTGCGACAATGGGTAGTCGGTTCGCTGCGGTCCAAGCGTGGAAAAATGTATTATGGTAAAGAACCCGTTGAAAATTACGACTATTGGCATCAACCACACGAAATTGAGGCACGGGAGCAAGAAGAAACCCTATATCTTGAGTACCTATTTGAGAAGAATGGGTGGACTAATTCGCAAGTGGCACAGTTATTCCCCAACCGCCTACTGGTGGCATAATTACTCTTATTACACATCAGATTCATGAAGTATCTTCTTTCTGCCCTTTTGTTTCTTCCCGCACCTGTTTTTGCTCAGCAGGTAAATCAATTTGCAGTTTGCACTCAAAATCAAGAGGTTTATCGCCCTGGTGGATACGATCGCTTTGGCAACTATGTTGCTGGCGGTGTGAGTGTGCAAACTTATAATGTGCCCTGTAACAATGTCAATCAAGGTTGGAGACCTACCAATCAGTATTATGGTGGGGGTGGATATGGCAGAGCAACAAATCCAAATTGCAATCCTACAAGAACTTTGTTAGGAACTGTTTTGGGTGGGGCGATTGGTCGTGCTGCTGCAAGTGCATATCCTGATAATTATGGTTGGGCAACTGCTGCAGGTGCTGCAATCGGAGGTCTTTCTTTTGCCTGTTGATAAGTTGCATTTCATGCTTACATTCTGCTATAATAGTAGTTTCAATCTTAGATGACTATGGAGACAAACCGAGTTTATAATGATAGCTGTGTTGATGGCATGAATGCCATGAATGCAGAATCTGTGGATTTGTGTGTAACCTCTCCTCCATATGATGATTTAAGAACGTATAACGATTCCTCCAAGTGGGATTTTAATGTCTTTAAAGATGTTGCACAAGCACTTGCCAGAGTGTTGAAACCTGGTGGTGTTATCATGTGGAATGTTGGGGACGCAACAATTGATGGTGGCGAAACTGGAAGTAGTTTTCGCCAGGCACTTTACTTTATGGATGAGTGTGGATTGCGTCTGCATGATACCATGATTTACGAAAAGACAGGAATTGCTTTTGCTGCTGGTGAAAAGTCGCTGCGCTATTCGCAGGCATTTGAGTATTGTTTTATTCTGAGCAAAGGCAAACCCAAGACGGTGAATATTATCATGGACAAACCAAATGCCTGGGCAGGGCATAAGTCCTGGGGAAATGCACGTGCTCGGAAGAAAGATGGAAGTCTGGAGATTACGGACGAAAAGACAAAAGAAATCAAGGAGTTTGGTGCTCGTACGAATATCTGGAAAATCAAGAATAGTGGTGGATTCGGGCAATCCAATAAAAGAGCATATGAGCATCCTGCTACCATGCCAGAGCAACTTGCCTACGATCACATTATCACTTGGACCAATCCTGGTGACCTTGTTTTAGATCCATTTATGGGCAGTGGCACAACGGCAAGAATGGCAATCAAAGCAGATCGTAAGTATATTGGATTTGAGATTGACCAAACCTACTGGGAGTTGTGTCAGGACATTACACCACAGAGCACTGTCTTTGATGCCCTGGATTGACAACCACCACCAAATGCCCTACAATTCACACAAGATTCGATATTAACGAGTCTGTCAAACCAACTGAGGTATTAACTCATGAAAATTAAAGATGCCCTGGGCAATTATGTTCTAAAGATGCCCAGAAATTTTGATGGTCATCTGCTCCATTATAGGGAGATGAACGTCAGTGATTTTAAGATTGATAAACAATATCAAAGGCACATTTCACCTGCCTACATCAAGAGAGGTGGACACCTTGATTTGGCAAAACTGACGCCAATCGTTGCCTGTAAGAGACCCGATCTTCTTGGTGAAGATAGTGGATATTATGTTGTGGATGGTCAACACCGCACGCTGCGTGTGATTCATAGTGATTATGAAGGACCCGTTCCTGTTTGTGTTTATGAGCATCCAAAGCACAGCACTTTGGAAGAGTGTGTCAAAGTTGAAGCAAGATTGTTTCATGACTTGAATAGTCTGAGCAAAAAGCCGACAAAAATTGATGAAGTACGTGCTGGAATCTACAGTGGAGATAAAGACTCTCTGTTTATTCTGGATGTGATGAAGTCGCTGAATGTGACTTGTGATAATTTTGGATCCGAAGAACCTGATGCCCGTGAAGTTGAAGTCTTCACTCACTTTTACCTCATGTGTTTGAGTGATTATAAGCATGAGACTTCCAAGATTTTGGATGGATTCAAGTTGTTGAATGAAATGTATCCAAAAGAAAAGACTGTGAATGGATATATGCTCCGTGCATGTTGTTTGATGTCAGAGTTTGAGAGGGCATTGTCTAATGGAAAGAAAGATTCTTTTGATTCTTACATTCGGGAAGTGCTTCCACGAATTGCATCAGTCAAGTCAATTGTAAGAGGTAGAACTTCTGCTCAATCGCCACAATTTATTCTTCATGATATTATCACGAGGCACAATGATGCACCAAACACTCTTAACATTGGCAAAGAAGCGATTCTGAAACTTGCGAATAAAGATTTAGGTGGTAATCCACGATTCCTCAACCCTCATTGGGACAAATAATAAACTGGCACAGGGGGCACTGCGCTGTCCCCTGTGTTGCCCTATAATACAAGGGTAGTCATAGAATATAACAAAACCGGAGGAAATCAATGAGTTATTATTGGACCACAAAAATGAATGAGGCGACTGCCCGCCGACTGAATAAACTGTCTGATCAAGGTGTGGAAATTGATACTTCCACTCATGCAGGAAGACAAGTGATTGGTTATAATTATTTGGAACTTGCACTTGACGAATCTGAAGAATGAAAAAACTTCTATTGCTGACTGCTCTTCTGTTTGCCTCTCCTGCATTGGCACAGACTGCACCGAAACCGAAAGTTTATCGCTCGTTTGTGTATGAAACTCCTTGTGCATTGGATTCAGGTCTGCAGGCTCAATTTGATACCTGTAAAGTGGTTGAAACCCGCGAAACTGGTGGAGCACTGCGAACCCGCAACATTTTCTCCAATAAGTTTAGTCTGACCATTAAATCTTGGTTTGATAAGGAGAAGGGGTTTATGACTTGGGATAGTCATAATAAGTTTGCCTACAAGTGGGACTATAAAGTTGCTGGTTCTGGTGAGCAAGGTAGTTGGTCTTATGTGATGCCAGGTTTTCTTCTGCAAAATGTATCTTGGGACTGATGACAATGACTGAAGCAACTGTACAACTGAATGTTCATGAAATTGGTGTGATTTTATCTGCACTGCAGGAACTCAACCTGCGTGAGGAAAATAGAATTGCACGGGAATATGGAAGTGTGCCAGCACTGTATAACAAACTTTACTCGCTCTGGGAGCGAATGGACACTTCGCAAACTGGTCTACGCAACGACGTGGTGCCGTCCTTCTGACCTATAATACAGAGGTAATCGGGAGACACTCCATGACCACCTTCCCCACTCTCCAGTCTGCAGACGGCACGATGCTGGTCGGATACTACCCTGTGAAGACCCCCTACGGTGACATCAGCCAAGAATGGTGTCTGCAGGTTCTGTCTTGGAAAGGTGTGGATCAAATCTCCAAGAAGTTTCTGAATCGTGTTGAGAAGACTCTTGCGATTCGTGAGCGTCTGGCACTGGGTTATACCGAAACTGGTGACAACTCCGATCTGCCTCAACTGGGTAATCCTTTCTATGGTGCTTGCTGATGGCATTATCAACAACTGAATTGAGCGCAATGTTGAATGTGTTCACTTACTATCAGGATTGGGATGACTTGTCCGAACTGATTGAGTATGATGTTCACAAACTTCGGTCAAAACTAATGTCTGAGATGATGTCTGCTGTTTTCTACGATCTTGAATGCGAATGAATCTTTCACCCAAATATGTTTTTGTTGGTGTTGTGTTTCTGATTGTTTTCTTCGGATACAATGCCTTTCTGATACAGCGTGACCAGAAGTTGTATGAGTCCTATTATTGCCAAACGATTGGATGTACCAATGAACGATGAAGATATTCGACAATTTATGTCTGCATTTGAGGACTTTATGAAACACGCTGAGGTTGAAGAGTTTAATCACGATGCCTGGGTTGTTGCTAAACAATACACTGACAACTTCTATGAGCAAAAAGCAGCAGAACTGGAAGTCACCGTAGACTACTACATTTCGGAGTTTGTGTAATGGATGAAAAGACAAAATTGATTCTGGCACAGATGCAGGTTGAGAACATTTACAATCTTCTCAAAGATGGGCAGTATGCTGGATTCTTCTCATCACATTTGTTTCCCATCAGGTTTGAGATTGAGCGACAACTTTGTAACTTGACAGGATACAACAAATACACTAAAATAGAGGAGTAATTTACACATAACAATGAAATCTCTTTATATTGTCGATTACTGGGTTCCTTTTCCTTCCAGTGAGTATGGCGGTCTGATTAACTTGATTGCCGAATCTGATACGGAAGCATTTGAGATTCTTGCGAATGAAGAATCCTTCGACGATCGCTATACGGACCGAATTATGGAAAGAGTTGTGAATGCTCAAAAATTCATACTTCAAGATGATTATGAATCTGGTATTCTGGAGGCATTTACGACGTGACACAACTTTATCGCATTTTAGAATTGACAACCACCGGATGGGAATTGATTGAAGAGGATGCAAAGCAATTAACAAAGGAGCAGTGTGACCTACTCCTTAACAATTATTTGTCTGCAGGTTATCCCCCCAATCGTCTTCGTGCTGTTTATGACAACGATTGAATTTCCACACCAAGCACCAAAAGGTTATAGTTATGAGTTTGAACAATTTAAAAGGAATACTGTTGCCATCTGGATTCGGAACTCTGCTACTTTTGATTATAACCTTGGTAAGTCTGTGCGATCAATTTGGGGATTCTATGACACCAAGAAAAGAGTATATTCCGCCCCCATCAACTCAAGTACAGTTGGGAACGTTGTTAGTATAGAACAAACATCACCTTACTCTGCGATGATACCAAAGCAAACTCCACTTGAATCTGCATTTGTATGAGTTATCAACCACAGGTCAATGATTATGTTAGATGGAAACCTCATATTGAAGGTTGGGTGTACTTTACGGATAAGGAATATATTACGATTGAGATAGGCGTCAAACCAAAGAATGAAGAGAATTACGAAGCGTGTTCAATTCATCGCAATGATCGCTTGATGGTTTTATGTTACAATAATCAGTGGAAAGAACTCACTTATATCAAATCAAGAGATTCAAAGTATGAAGAAGAAAAAAACACTGTGGAGATTGTGGGCGAAATCACTTGGGGAGAAAGCAAGTAAAAATGACAGAGAATCAGACCACGTTGCTCATATACGGACTGTTATATTCGGTACTTATCTCATTACTAATCTATTCATTATCGCAGGGGTCATAAGACATTGGAACGACGGACCAACTATTAATTTGTATTATTATGAAGTATCAAGTCATCTACCTGAAACCCAAAAAGAAAGCATTCTCAAAGCAAACCGCAGTTTTCTATACGATTGAAGATGCTACTCATTGGGAGAAGTATGTAAAGACTCAAGGATGCCAAAATACTGAGATTATGCCAGTTTTATAGTGTTTTAACTTAAATTTAATTAAAAAAGGTATTAAAAAATATAAATGTGTTTGTTGTAACATTCTCAATAAGATGAATATTATTGAGAATCAATTGAGTATTATTGTTGAGAATAGAATAAATGTAGAGGATTATAAGTCTTATAAATGCCTTTGAGTCTTGTTTAATGCCTTTGAGTCTTGTTTAATGCCTTTGAGTCTTGTTTAATGCCTCCAGGACTTGTGACCTTAGCGAGCGTATCATAAGAAGAGCAGTTTGTCAACCCCCGCCCCCATAAAAATTCCCAGACCCTCACAAGAACTCGACGAGACTTGACATTCTTCTAGAAGCATGATAGAATCTCGTCGAGACATTCTGTTACGAGATCCACATCAGAACTCGTCTAGAACGCTCTAGATTCATATATATTATCGTATGAATCTCGTCGAGATCTGCACACACCTATTGCAATCTCGACGAGCCTTATGCTACAATATACAAGTCACATCACACAATCTCGACGAGCTCATGTACGACGATTACGATTTCGACTATACGTATACGAATGATTATGTAGATCTAGATGAGAACTATACACTAGATCTAGATGATGATTATGCACGAGATTCGCATGATTATCAAGATCTAGCATATCGTCATTATGCATAATAAGCAACGCGTTCGTATCATTCTAGATGTAGAGTGTTATGATGATCTAGACCTAGATGTATATGAATGGGCAGAAATATTGCAGCTCGAAGGTGATGAGAATGTGCATTCTACCATCATGCATCTCGATCCATTCAAGTAATGTGCCAGTTTAAAGATTGGACCTATTCTCAATAAGGTCCTCGTTATTGAGAATAAGGACAGTTGAGAATCTGGCACAGTAGGGGTTGATATCTGCCACGTGATGGTTTACATTACCTTCGTTGTCGCAATTGATTCGAATGTGTGGTCCTGTTTTTGAATATTCTCGTGAGGATTTCTTCAATGATGCTTCTCAGGAAGAATGGGATGAATGGGAATCTAAAGCAGCAGAACTTGAGTTGCCTTTAGATTACTATCTCGCGGAGTTTGTATAAGAAACCTTGTGCCAGTTGAGAGAGTGGCACACAGGGGGTTGTGGTGCGCCAGAATCCCTGATACATTACATTCGTCCCTGAGAGACAAACCATGTTTGACGAACTCTGGTCTGAGATTCAAGATGCTCCTGGTGAAATCTTTGACCTTGACATTCCCGAACTTCGTGATGAAAAGTTCGATGTGAATGAGTATCTCAACGCAAACTACGATTACTGAAATGACTGAAGTTCTCAAAGAGTATCATTTCGATGATGAGCAAATTGACTTTCTGATGCGTATTGTGCGGGACAATGCACAATACGAAGATGATGAAGTTCGTGAGTGGATGGAAGAACTTGCGAATCAAATCGAAGACCAAATTGTAAATCACCCCACCAACGACTGATGACTCTTACTTCCCAACAACTTGACCAACTCGTTGAAAACTACGCTGAGCGTATTGTTGATGAGATGGACACCAAATGTTTGATGCAATTTGTGTACGATACGCTTGTTGAGAGTTTGGCAGGTAAATCTGAAGAAGATGTGCTCGGTGAGATTGCCTATGTGTATGATGAGGATGTTGTCGAAGAATTGATTGAGAGTGTGACAGTTCAGTAAGTGGCACAAGGGGGGTTGCGATTCCCCCCGATCTGGTCCATACTACATTTGTTGAGAGGGAAACCCCCAAATGCGTAAGATTGAATCCCAGATGAATGCTGCCATTCGTGACTCCCGCAATTGGAAGTCTGGCAACACTGAGGTTACCTTTGACGCTGAAACTAACGAGTCGAAAGTGTTTCTTTTCGGCAATCACATTGCTACCATTGGTGACAACTTCGTGCAAATCTTTGACGGTGGATGGCAGTCTGTGACCACCAAATCGCGTCTGAATGCGATTCTTCAAGAGCATGGAATCAAGGGTGAATGTGTGTTTCAAAAAAACTTTAAGTGGTTCGTCCACAAGTTCATCGGGCAGGCAGGAACTTCTCCTGTCTACAATGAATACGATTTCAGCAATGGTTTCATGTTTGCATAAAGAATCGGGGGGCAATATGCTCCCCTTTTTTTATACTCAAGTCGGCTGCCCGTGTGCCAGTTGAGAGAGTGGCACACACCCCCTTGCAATCGGCACCAATCCCTGCAATACTAAAAGCATGAAAAACACCCACCTTGAGCACCCCGAAGATTCTATTCTCACGGGTGACCTTTCTGCCCTGGATTGGTTCGTGAATCCTGGCAACTTGAGCGTCAAGATTGATGGCGCCCCTGCGATTGTCTGGGGTGTGAATCCTGCTAACGGTGAGTTCTTTGTAGGAACCAAAGCAGTCTTTAACAAGAAAAAGATTCGTATTGCTCACAATCATGAAGAAATTGATTCATTCTATCAGGGTGAAGTTGCGCGTATTCTTCACGCTTGCTTTGATTATCTGCCTCGCTTCGATACTATCTACCAAGGTGATTTTATTGGGTTTGGTGGTGATTGTGAGTATACTCCCAACACGATCACTTACAAGTTTCCTGAGGTAGTTTCTCAGCAAATTATCATTGCACCGCACACTTGCTATTATGCTGAGAGTGATCTTCGTGACGCTCAAGCATTCCCCGATCGTAGCATCTGGAATGATACTGAGACGGTGAAGTTCGTGCAACCTCAAGCATACATTCAGCACGGTCAAACGTCCTTCGCTGATGTAGAGGAAGTCTGCAAGTTTGCCCGTCAAATGGCAACTGTTGTGACCTTTGCAACTGATAAGGAAGCAGCAAAGATTAAGCAGCAACTGAATGCTTGCATCCGTGAGAATCGTCCTGTTGTGAATAGTGAATTCGACTGCGATCCTAACCTGCTGGGATTGTGGGCACTGGTGAAATCGATCAAGGCAGATTGTCTCTATCTGTGCCGCAATGATGGTCCTGCCGCTTACATCGGGCAGGAGAGGATTGATGCTGAAGGTTACGTACTCACCAATGAGTTTGGTATGTTTAAGTTGGTGAATCGTGAGGCATTCTCCTATCATAATTTCAACAGCGGGCGCTTTCAGTGTGCCAGTTGAATAGGTGGCACAGACCCCCTTGTGGGGTCCGCCTGATGCCTTATAGTAGTTTCAACGGGGGGCAAAACCTCCGACACAACAATCAATTCCCATGACCGTAGCATCTCCTCTTCCTACCACTCAACAGCAAGCAGATGTGCTGAAAAAGATTCTTCCTGGTGCAATCAAGCGCACGGCCGATAAACTTGATAATGCATTGCTCATTCTTACTGAGGGAGAAGATAGTAACTTGGATGATTTCTTTGGCATTGGTGGCAATACTACTGTAGATAAAACTAAGTTTCTTGCCCATATCTTCAATCCTTCGCTTGCCAGTCAAGCAAAGGATATGGGTCTTGATTATATTAAAGAGGAGGCAGTTGGTTACGATGCCAAGTGCCTGAATGATGAGATTGAGAATAAACTTTCTTTGGGCAAAGATCCCGCTCAGTTTGCTACTGGAAACAACCATTCTAAGTCTAAGGTTGATAAGATTTTCTGTGTGAAACTTGAGCAGGTTGGCAATATCTTCCCCAGTGGATTTGCTTGCATTGTCGATCTGAGCAAGGCACAACATCCTGACACTGGGTTTAATGATACTGTCACCAAGACTGGTAAGAACAATAATGGATTTGCTTCTCTGAAAGTACATGTTTCGGATGCTGATTGCATCACTGTGATTCACGGCGAAATTCGTACTCATGTTAAGGGGCGCCCCAATTCTCCTACTGATTATGTGCAGATTGATTATGCCGATTTCTGATAGGATGTGACAATCCACCAGGTGGCACACCCTGCCCCCTGAGACCCCACCCGACCCCTTACACTTAACAAGTCAACCGCAAACGACCCATGCGCTACAACCCCGCCACCGACCGCGCTCTCTATACCATCGATGAGATTGCCGCCCAGTGCCGCGCCGCTATCCTGAAGGCAGAGCGCCAGCACGTTGAGCAGGTTGCCGATCGCATCTATGATGAGGTGCTGAGCTTTGCCCGTTGGGAGAACGACGTTTTGGTTGCCGCCTGACCTGCTACAATACTCTCACCCATCCGAGTCACGATGTCCCGCCAGCAACGCCACACTCACAGTCTCCGTTGCAACAGTCACCAGATCCGCGCGGTGCTCATGCATGGACCCCGCTACTCCCCGGTAGAATATGTGCCACTCGTGAAGGTGACCCACGGCAACGCTGACCCTGACCGCTGACCCTGTAGAATTCTCTCACAACCGCAACCGACCCATGAGAATCGAAGTCCGTTACCAGACCCCCTACAACCACACCGAATGGCGTTCGCAGTGGTTTCCCACCCTGCAGGAGGCAGAGCGTATGGTAGACTTCTACCGCTCCTGTGGGTCGCCTGCTCACGTTGCCCCCAGCAGTCTGGCACAATTCGCCCGCTGACCTGCTACAATACTCTCACCCCACACCCCCCGACATCATGACCGCTGACCTTGCCATCTCCCTGCTCCGCCGTGGCGCCAACGGCACCCAGATCCTGGAGATTCTGGAGACCCTGACCGCTGAGGTCGAACAGGAGAACATCGCAGACTTTCTTGCCCATGCTGCCACGCTGCAGGAAATCCAGTTCTGAAATCGCACACCCCCTGCCTGCTGACGCGGGTGGGGGGTCTTACAATATCAAAGCAACCGACAGACGACCGATGCGTTTCCCCCTTGCCATGTGCTCTGACCTGGAGACCCGCCAAATCAAATGGATCTCCCGCGCTGACCAGTTGAAGAACGGTTCCCGCCCTTCCCCCTACATTCACTGGGGAGTGCCCGCTGCCACCATCGCTGCCCAGTATGCTGAGGCACACCGTAACGACGTTCGTCAGGCGCAGTGGGGGTGACCCCGATCTGCTACAATACTCTCAACCGCAACCAACCCCCATGCTTCGCCCCAACGCCCGCCAGACCAAAGGACAAATCGCCAAAGGTGATGGCGCACTGAAAGGCACGTGCCCCGTGAATGGCAGTGCTGGTTCGGGTCGTGCCTTCACCATTACCCCCGTCGTTGGGTTGGGGCGTCAATGGGTCGGTGATAAGGACGCCAACGCCCGCCGCTTTGCAGAGCAGGCACGTGCTGACCGTATCGCTGCTGCCCGTGACCGCCTGCTGAATCGGGTGGGTCATTCGCCGCTCGCTGCCCGCTTCTGAGTCATTCGTGCGTCGGCAGTCATTCGTGCGTGTTTGGCAGGGGTCCGGGATTTATGCCCGCCCCGCCGGGCGGCGTGTTATAATATTATAAAGGTTAAACCCCCCGTATATAAAATCGATGGGTCCCTGTAACCTACAAAGTGTTACGGAAGCAAGCTAATTATTACATTGAAGATTAAAAATTTTTTTGCCATATATAAAAACGAAAAAGGTTGTTTGTTTTACACATATGAAAAAAAATTCCGGGGAAATTTTTGAGACCATAGAGGTTGATCCAGTTAGCGGTGATTATTACATCAAAATTCCAGGTGAGATTATGAATGAACTTTCTTGGTATGAAGATACTGAGATTTCTTTTACTTTAGATGGTAATGATATTATTCTATCTGAAAGAAAGGAAGATTGACATTGAATACATAATGTTGTATGATACTGAAGTAACTACTTTCTATTATGGCTAAAGGATTTACGGTAAAAGCAAAATCGCCCGTCACTCAAACAGTAACAGAGGAATGGGATTATAATCTCGCGCGAGAAATGGTAAGAGGGAAATCCATTGTCTTTTGTCTTCCTGGGCGGGGTGTTTCATATACCTATCTGAAAAACTTTGTGCAACTCTGTTTTGATTTGGTGCAGAGCGGGGCAAGCATTCAAATCTCACAGGACTACTCTTCAATGGTCAACTTTGCCCGTTGCAAGTGTCTTGGTGCAAACGTATTACGTGGACCAGATCAGGTACCATGGGATGGTAAACTGAATTATGATTGGCAGTTGTGGATTGATTCTGACATTGTATTCAACACTGAAAAATTCTGGCAACTGGTGCTAATGGACAAAGATATTGCTTCTGGTTGGTATGCAACAGAAGATGGTCACACAACTTCGGTTGCTCATTGGATGGAAGAAGATGACTTTAGAAACAATGGTGGTGTGATGAATCATGAAACCGTTGAAAGCATCTCAAAGCGTCGTAAACCATTCACTGTGGATTATGCAGGTTTTGGTTGGTTGCTGATTAAGCACGGTGTCTTTGAGCACTCTGAAATGAAGTATCCTTGGTTCGCACCAAAGATGCAGGTTTTCGAATCAGGAGAAGTGCAGGATATGTGCGGTGAGGACGTATCTTTCTGTCTGGATGCAAAGGAGGCAGGATTTGAAATCTGGTGCGATCCACGCATTCGTGTTGGGCATGAAAAAACAAGAATCATCTGAGAAAATGGCAGAGGAAACGTATAACATCATCTGCAAGGGAAGAAAGATTTATTCCTCACTCACTGAAGAAGAATATTTCAATGTAATGGAGGATCTGTCGATTGAATATTATCAGACAGGTTCTCCACGCCCTGAAGATATTGAAACAGAAATTATTGGAGAATTAGATTAATGGCAATTAAAAAATCACTCAGCGGCAATAAAATCATCGAGTCTCATCCAAAGAATACTCGGCAAGGATGTGGGTCTAATACCAAGTATGCAGCGTCTTCTCGCAATAAAGCTCGTAAAAAATACAGAGGGCAAGGGAAAGGATAATCAACCAAGATGTATCATTTAGATGGAAATGATGAATGGAATACTATAAATTCATCAGATCTTTGGGTATACAATAAATTATTTTTAAGTCGGATGTTGGGGTATACATGTGGTCCTGTTGGGACTACAGTTCCCAAACCCGACTTTTATATTGTTCGACCTTCTTTTAATTTACTTGGAATGGGGCGTTTTGCTCGTAAAGAATGGATTGAAAAACACACCGATAATATTCATCCTGCAGAATTTTGGTGTGAAATTTTTGAAGGCGAGCACATTAGTGTTGATTTTTATCATAAAAAAGCAGAATTAGTCGTAATTGGAACTCGGGATGATCATGAACCTCTTTATAAGTGGAAAAAGTGGCAAAAAATAGATAAAGATATTTCTTTTCCGGATATTTTAAACAATTTAGTAGGCAATTACGAATGGATTAATTGTGAATTTATCGGGGAAAATCTAATAGAAGTTCATTTTCGTAGAAATCCTGATTTTCGTTATGGAAATTCTGTTGCGATTCCCGTTTGGGATGATAAAAAAATCAAAAATATGAAATTCATTGAAGACAATGACTATCATCGTAAAGGTTTTTATATAAAATAAATAAATTTTTACCGCAAAATGAATTGAAACAGTTTTCGATGGGCAGACACCTACTTTTAGAGGTGTATGATGTAAAATTTGATATCATTAATGATGTAACTTCTCTCCAAGAAGCAATGGTGAAAGGTATAAAACGTGCCAATATGACGATTTTAAATATTTTTTCACATTGTTTCATTCCACAGGGATGCACAGTGGTCATTGCCCTTGCGGAAAGTCATGTTTCCTGCCATACTTGGCCAGAGGAAGGTTGTATTGCGGTAGATGTTTATACTTGTGGGGAAGGAAATCCTAAATTAATCGCTCTAGAAATGTTAAAATACCTCAATTCTGACAATTATTTTCTACGTGAAGTCGATCGTTAAATAGAAATAAGGAGATAGCAACCTCCTTTATAAAAGTTCTGTTTTATTTTTAAAACAGGAGCTAAAATGTCAAATTTACCAGTCGATCGTGATTCAAATTATATGAGAGAAATGTGGGGCACTACCCGCCTGATTACAGATTATGATACCGTATCACCAAAAAGAGTCATTCAAGAGGTTATGCACGATTTAGCACCCAAGCATGACTTAAAAAAACAACAAGAATTGCATGAAAAAATTCGCAATGATGAAGATTATGATGATTGGGAATATGGCACTGAACCTGGATATGGTTCTTCCTGGAAATAAACATAAATAATCCAAGAAATTTCATATCCAATGGCAGTCACACGAATATCTAGATCATTTAAGGATATTAGTCTGTCTTTTGATCCACATCCAGTGACAAAAGACCTGCCAATTTTGAAAAATCAAAATGCGATTACTCGCTCTATTCGCAACCTTGTAGAAACAATTCCAAACGAAAGATTTTTTAATCCAAATTTGGGATCTGATGTTCGTTCTAGCTTGTTTGATTTTGTTGATTTTGCAACAGCATCTGTAATTAGAGAGCAAATTATCAATACAATTTCCAATTATGAGCCTAGAGTTGATAATGTGGATATTGAAGTCAATCCAAGTCCAGATACAAATGAATTTGAAGTGACTGTAATTTTTGATATTATTGGGCAAGAAGTACCAACACAACAGTTTTCATTCATATTAGAGGCAACAAGATAAAATGCCTTTTACTCAATTTACAAATCTAGATTTCGATCAGATAAAAACTTCAATCAAAGATTATCTCCGTGCTAACTCTACATTTACGGACTTTGATTTTGAAGGATCTAATTTTTCTGTTTTAATTGATACGTTAGCGTATAATACCTACATTACGGCATTTAACTCTAACATGATTGTCAACGAATCCTTTTTGGATTCTGCAACTGTAAGAGAAAATGTCGTTTCTTTGTCTAGGAATATTGGATACGTTCCTTATTCAAGAAATGCTGCGAGTGCAATCGTTTCATTTAGTATTACCGTAGAACCAGACCAACTGTTGCAGGATGGAACTCCTGTCTATACCCCATCAATCACCCTTCAAGCAGGTCTTGTATGCACGGGTCTTGTGAGAGGGTCTTCATATGTATTTTCGATTCCAGAAAGCGTTACAGTGCCCGTGGTGAATGGTGTAGCATCTTTTGACAACATCACAATTCGAGAAGGAACATTCTTAACAAAGAAATTTACTGTAAACGCATCATTAGACCAAAAATTTGTATTAGATAATTCTTATATTGATACATCGACAATCAGAGTTTATGTAAAAGGTGTAAGTGATAGTGGTCTTGGATCTTTATATTCTTTGGTTGATAATATTTTTGATGTAAACTCAAACTCAGAAATCTTTCTAATTCAAGAAGTCCAAGATGAAAAATATCAACTTCTGTTTGGAGATGGTATTTTTGGTAAAAAACTTGAAAACGCTTCAGTTATTACTGCAAATTATATTGTAACCAGCGGTAAAGATGGAAATGGTGCTGACACATTTGCATTTGCAGGATCTTTTAAAGATGCCGATGACCAAAACGTAATTGTAACAAACACAATTACGGTTACTACAAATCAAAGTGCTCAGAATGGATCTGATATCGAAACCATTGATTCAATTCGCTACTTTGCTCCACGATTGTATTCATCGCAATACAGAGCAGTCACTGCAAGTGATTATGAATCGATTATTAAATCTAAAATTTATAGAAATGCAGAATCAGTTTCTGTCATTGGAGGAGAAGAATTAGACCCTCCAGAGTATGGTTCAGTTTCGATTAGTATTAAACCAAAAAATGGTACTTTTGTTTCAGATTTCGATAAAGAGCAAATTCTCTCCAAGCTAACACAATATAGTGTTTCTGGTATACGCCCCAAAATTATAGATCTTAAGATACTGTATGTTGAAGTTGAATCTTATGTTTATTACAATTATAATCAGATTGGAAGTGTTTCTGATTTAAAAACAAGAGTAACCAATTCTCTTAACAAATATTCTCAATCTGTTGATTTGAATAAGTTTGGGGGTAGATTTAAATATAGTAAGTTACTTCAGGTAATTGATAACACAGATACTGCAATTACTTCAAACATCACTAGAGTAAGAATTAGAAGGGATTTAAAAGCACTCATAGACCGTCCAGCACAATATGAAATATGTTTTGGTAATCAATTTCATGTTAACGAAACGGTCAATAAAATTGGATACAATATCAAATCAACAGGATTCAATATCAAAGACGAACCGGACACAGTATATTTGACAGATACCCCAAATTCGGATGGAATTACAGGAGTAATTTCGATAGTAAAACCGATTGAGTCCTCTACTGTAGGAGTTGCCACTACAACGTCTTTATCCCCATTTATTGTAGTTCAATCTGCCGGTGTTGTAAATTACAAAAACGGAGAAATAACTCTCAATACAGTTACAATTACAAATACTGATTTATCAAATGATTTAATACGAATTCAAGCATATCCCGAATCAAATGATGTAATTGGTCTTAAAGACCTTTATATATCATTTGATTTTTCGGAAAGTGAAATAAATATGGTAAAAGATACAATTGCATCTGGAGAAGATATATCCGGTGTTGTTTTTACAAAAAATTCTTATCGTTCAAGCTATTCAAACGGGAAATTAATGAGGTCATAATATGATACAGACGGGTTTTGAATCTAGGGTAAAAATACAGCAAATAATCGACAGTCAACTTCCAGAATTTATCTTAGACGAAAGTCCAAAGGCTGCAGAGTTTTTAAAGCAGTATTATATTTCTCAAGAGTATCAAGGTGGTCCAGTAGATATTGCTGAGAATCTAGACCAGTATATTAATATCGATAATCTCATTCCAGAGGTAGTTTCAGGATACACGACTCTTGTAGGAGATATAAGCGCATCATCAACAAGTATTACTGTATCAAATACTAAAGGGTTTCCTCAAAAGTATGGATTGTTAAAAATTAATGATGAAATCATTACATACACGGATTTATCTGAAAATACTTTTACTGGTTGTGTAAGAGGATTTAGTGGAGTTACAAACTACCATAAAGATTTAAAATATGGGGAATTGGTTTTTAGTGAATCCTCTGCAAGTTCTCACACTTCTGGGACTTCTGTAGAAAATTTAAGTTCTTTATTTTTACAAGAATTTTATAAAAAAATAAAGTTTAGTTTAACTCCTGGATTAGAAGGTCTTAGTTTTACAGAAAACTTAAATGTTGGAAATTTTATAAAAGAAGCGAGAACTTTATATGAATCTAAGGGAACTGCAGAATCCTTTAGAATTTTATTTAATGTTTTGTATGGAGAAACTCCAAGTGTAATTGATTTAGAGCAGTTTTTAATCAAACCTTCTGATGCTGGATATATTAGAAGAGATGTTGCAATCATAAGCAATATTTCAGGAAATCCGACTAAGTTGGTTGGGCAGACAATTTATAAGTCAACAGATGAAACAGGAACTAGTGCTGCAGTATCTGAAGTAGAAACTATTACTCGAAATGGAATAACATACTATAAACTTAACTTTTTTGTTGGATATGATGACACATATCCTAATGTTACAGGAACGTTTGTAATTACACCAAATACAAAAGTCGTTGAGGAAGTAACGGTTTCTCCATTAGAATCTGGAGAAGCAGTTATCAGTGTTGATTCTACAATTGGATTTAAAGATTCGGGAAGTATTTTTTTCGGGTCTAATGAAATTTTTTATTCTGATAAAAGTGTCAATCAATTTTTGGGTTGTTATGTTAAATCCGAAGATTCTGTAACTATACCAAAAACATCATTTTTAATTTCAAATGAAACTTACTTTGGATATGAAGATGGTGATACCTCTAAAAAAGTAGAATTTAGAATTACTGGAGTATTGTCCAATCTCAATATTGAAAGTGAAGATTATCAATTATTGGATAATGATATTATCTTCCCAAAAAATCTTGGAGAGGTAATAGAACGAGGTGATACAACAAAAGAAATATTTGCAAATTCTTGGATTTATAATACAAGTTCCAGATATCAGATTGATTCCTTCATAGGAAATACCATAACAACAAAATCTAATATTGATGTATCCAGTTTAAAAGTAGGTGATACTGTTGAAATTTTAAGAAGAAACACGGAAATTGTTGTTACCGGATTTGATAACGTAAATATCAATTCAATTTCTGAAAATACTGTTACGATTAATGTAAGCACTTCTTCATTAAATTCTTTAGATGAATATGATGTTAGAAGAATTCTTAATAAAGCATCATCTTCAATAGTTCCAATTGATTTTGGAAATAATAAAATAGTGTCTGATGTACAAAATGTTTATGTTGAAAGACCAGATAATTTATACGTTGCGTCTAATTCTTTGCCATCATATCAGATAGAAGTTGATGTTTTTGGATATAATGTTTTCGAGTTGACTGGATATGATACAAATACAGAAGCATATTCAATAATTGATTTTGATACAGAAATTTCTTTTATAACTGGAGACAGGGTTTTTTACTCTGCAGATGCCCCCATTGATGGATTGGAAGAGGGTAGTTATTTTGTTGAGGTATTGAGTAATAAAAGACAGGTTAAATTATATTTAAGTGGTCCTGTAGTTGGAAGCGACGATTTTGTTTACTTTGGCGCTGGTCAATCATCAACTCCAACCGGAACTCATAAATTCACTCTCTATTCTCAGAAATCAAATAAAATTTCTGGTCAAAAAATACTCAAAAAGTTTAAACTAAATCCAGAATTAGGAAGTAATGAATCTCACAGCACACTTCCTGGAGCTACTGGAATTTTAAAAAATGGAGTTGAGATATACAATTTTAAAACAAATGATAAAATTTATTATGGTCCAATTGAAAATGTAGATGTTTTAAATGGTGGCAGTGAATTTGATGTAATTAATCCCCCTCTCTTAGAATTGTCTTATGGATCCGGATTAATTCAACCAGTAGTAATTGGATCTGTTGAAAAAATATTTGTAGATCCCCAAGATTTTGATATCGATGTTATTGTTTCAATTGCCCTTACGGGTGGAAATGGATCTGGGGCAAGTTTCCAGCCAATCGTTGAAAAATACGTAAGAGAATTAGAATTTGATGCAAGGTCTACATCTATCGGTGGAGGACTGGATGTTACTAATGATAGAATTTCTTTTGCATCGACACACAATTTATCCAATGGTCAACCTATTGTATATGATAGAAACTTTAATTCTGCAATTGGAGTTGGTACCTTTAATGGATCCAATTTAGACCAATCAAAAACTTTAATAACTGGAGCAACATATTACACTAAAGTTGTAAACGATAAAACTATTGAAATATATCAGTCATTCTCAGATTACAGCGTAGGTGTTAACACAGTAGGATTTACCACAATAGGGAATTCAGGAATTCAAAAGTTTAAAACCGAACCAAAAAATAGACTTACTGGAATTTCCGTAATTAACAAGGGATCGGGATATGCAAATAGAACTCTGAGAGTATCGCAAACAGGAATATCCACGTATAATAATACAGTTACTTTTAAAAATCACGGATTTGGTGATGGTGAAATTGTTTCTTATGATTACGAAACGTCTTCTATTTCTGGGCTATCAACATCCAATAATTATATTGTTTTAAAAGTTGACTCAGATACATTTAGACTTTGTAATGCAGGAATAGGTGGCACAGATATTTCAAACTATCAAAGAAAAAAATATGTAAAGTTTGCTTCAACTGGAAGTGGTTATCAGATATTTAAGTATCCAAATATTTCACTATCTGTTGAATACTCTTCTGTTGGATTAGGAAGTACTCAAGTTAGAGGAGTTATCAATGCCATTCCGGTTATTAGAGGAAAAATTTCTGAAGTTTATGTTTACGATAAAGGCAGCGATTATGGAACAACAACATTAAACGTTCATAAAAGACCTCAAGTTATTATTAAGAATGGAAAAAATGCCCAACTCAGACCTACAATTACAAATGGAAGAATAACTGATGTACAAGTATTGTATGGAGGATTAGAATATTATTCTACTCCAGACTTAGTTATCAATGGTAGTGGAGTAGGTGCTATCGTTAGACCGGTAATTTCTGATAATAGAATAACAGATGTAATTGTTGTAAATCCCGGCACAGGATATACAGCAACAAACACCACAATTAAAGTTGTTCCTGCAGGAAAAAATGAGGTGTTAAGAGTAAATGTTAGATCACTTACTCTCAATAATTCCTATAAGTATGGAATTCAAAATGAATTTTATAGAAATCCATCGAGCGAAGTATTGGTTGAAGATGGTGATGGGTTGCAATATGCAGTTCTCGGATATTCACAAAATATAAAAACAAATCTTAATGATAGTGGAGACCTATCTGGACAACATTCTGACATTATTGGTTGGGCATATGATGGAAATCCAATCTATGGATCTTTCGGATATACTGATCCAAATAATATTAACTCTACTATAAAACAACTACAACCAGGATATTCTTTAATAGATGTAGAAAATAGACCGTCAACCGCCGATTTTCCATATGGTTATTTTGTTGAGGATTACAAATACACTGGAAGCGGAGATTTAGACCAATACAATGGTAGATTTGGAAAAACTAAAGATTTCCCCGAAGGTGTCTATGCTTATTTTGCTACTACAGAAAGTAACATTGATGGAGAAATTGTAAGTAAATTTCCTTACTTTATTGGAAATGAATATAGATCTGCATATCTAGAAGAAAATATTAATTTAGACCAATCATTTGACTTCAATAATTCCAAACTATTAAGAAATACTCTACCTTACAAAGTAAATGACCAATATGCAGACAATGATTTTATTACAGAATCAAATGAGATAATAGAACAAAAGACTTTAGTAGAATCTGTGTCTTCGGGAAGTGTATCTGGACTCGAAGTTATCAAATCTGGATCAGACTATGCCGTGGGAGATTCAATAATTTTTGATGATACCAAGAGTGGTGGTGGTGGCATTAGTGCAGAGGTATCCAGAATAACTGGAAGAGATATTGTTAATATTAATACCACAATTGACTCCTACAATGATTCTCTTATCGAATGGCAAGGGGGAAGTCAGGTAAAAGTTTATATTTCTCCATATCACATTTTTAAAAATCAAGATAATATTAATATATCTGGATTATCTACTCAGGTTTCCAATTTAAATGGTTCTTACCAAATAGGTCTAACCACATATACGTCAATTGTTGACAAGGATATACCAAACTTTGCTGCAACCGGAATTGTTACCGATATCTATTTAACGTCTATTCCCGAAAACATTTCAATCGGAAGCAGTATTCAAATAGAGAATGAAATTTTTTCCATCCTAAACGTCTATTCAAATTTTGGTATTGTAAGAGTAGACAGATCTAGTGCTGGTGTTGCTCACACCCAAACAACACCGGTATATTTTCTTCCCGACTCGTTTACAGTAAATAGACAAACAAATTATTTTGACTCTCAAAATAATTCAAAAATATACTTTAATCCAACGGAGTCTGTCGGTGTTGGAACTACTCCAGGATCTGGAAAAAATGTAAATTATAGAATTGGAATCACCACATATAGTGCTTTTATTCCTACGCAAAGTATATTTTTACCCAATCATCCATTTAAGACTAATCAACAAATTATTTTAAGAAAACCTTCTGGTGGCAGTGCTCTGGCAGTTTCAAATACGTCCGGGGGGACTTCATTTAATATATTGAGTGGAACTTCTGAGATTTTTTATGCCATTAACAAATCAAAAGATTACATTGGAATTGTAACATCTGTTGGACTTACGACTACGGGTGGATTATTTTTCCTCTCCCCTGGCACAAATGATTATCATTATTCCGTAGAATCAAATTTACCACAAGTTAGAGCAAAAATTGACAGAATAACTTCAGTTGTTTCAGTATCAACATCTCACCAATTGCAAATTGGAGACGAAGTGTCTCTGGAAGTTAAACCTGATATATCGGTTGGTATTGGCACTTCTACTTCAATACACGTTAGATTAGATCCATTAACTCAAAAAATAGTAATAAATCCACTAATTTTTAATTCAACTGGAATCAATACTTTAACAAATTCTATTTCAATAAATTCTCATAACTTAAGCACTGGAGATAAAATTTTATATGAATCTTTGGGAACATTACCAACGGGATTAACCACCGGAAATTATTTTGCATATAGAGTCGATGAAAATAACATAAAGTTATGTGACACATTATCAGATTCTTTTAATTCTCCACCAACCACAGTTTCAATTGGTGGAACTGGTGCCGGAAATCAAAAGATTAGTCTTGTCAACCCCCAAATCAAAGTTATTAAAAACAATAACTTAGTTTTTAATCTTTCAGACTCTTCACTACTGGGATATGATTTTAAAATTTATTATGACCAAGACTTTGAAAAGGAATTTGTTTCTATAGCAAACACCAGTTCTCTCTCCGTAATTGGGGTTGGAACTATTGGATTGTCTTCAACATCCACACTAACTTTAAATTATTCTGATGGTGTTCCAGAAAAACTCTATTATAATCTGGAAAAATCTGGTTACATTAGCACTGCCGATACAGATGTTACAAATTATTCCGAAATAGTATTTGAAGGTAGTTTGTATGATGGAAGTTACAATATTATCAGTGTTGGAAGCACAACTTTTACAGTATCTCTAAAACAAATTCCAGAGAATACTTATTATAGCAGAGAGGATTGTGAGATTCTTGAATATTCAACATCTTCTTTAACAGAAGTTGGAGGTATCCACCGAGTGAATCTTTTGTCGGGAGGATATTCATACACATCTCTTCCAATATTCAATGAAGTTGAATCTGATAATGGAACAGGTGCCTTTATCGTTCCCGTCTCAACAACAATTGGAAAAATTAAACAAAGTAGAATTATTAATGAGGGATTTGAATATGCATCAGATAAAACTCTTAGACCATCCGCTTCTATACCAAAGTTTGCTTATATATCGGCTTCTAATACAATTGAAAGCGTAAACGTATTAAATGGAGGACAAAATTACACCTCGGCTCCAGATTTAATTTGTGTTAATACAGATAATGGAGATTTAATTGATTCTGGTTTACTTAGAGCAAATCTGTCTGGGTCTTCGATTGCATCCGTAACGGTTGAAAATGATCCAAAAGGTCTTCCGATTAAACCAGTTACAATTAGAGCGATAAACAACTCTAATGGCATTTCAATTGATACGATTCAATCATCCTCTGGCATAGTTACTTGCATCTTAACAACACCATTAGCTGGATTTACCTCTGCTCCATTTTCTTCGGGAGACAAAATTTTCGTTGAGGGGATTCAAAAAAGTGGATCTGATGGAGATGGATTTAATTCATCTGATTATGGATATCAATTCTTTACAATTACTAACTTCCAAAATATTAATCCTGCTAAGTTAACATTTAGCCTCTCCGGATTAACTACAAATCCCGGAATTGCTAAAACAATTCAAGAATCTTATGCAACAATCATTAATTTTAATAGTTATCCAGAATTCGAAGTTATACAAAGATTCTCACCCTTCCAAATTGGAGAAGGATTATCATCGGATAGTGGAAATGGATTTGCAATCAGAGATTTAATTGTAGTTAGTTGTGATGAAAATTTTGTAAGAGTATCTGGCAATTACAATCTTTCTTCTGGAGAAAAAATTAGAGGATTGGAATCTTCTAACGAAGCAACTATTGACTCTGTTAAAGTTGTTGATGGATATTATGATGTTGATTATTTTAACTTACAAAAGTTTGGATGGAAGTCTGAAACAGGAAAACTCAGTGAGAATTATCAAGTAACACCAGACAACGATTACTATCAAAATCTATCTTATTCCGTAAAGAGTAGTAAAACCTGGGAAGATATTGTAACTCCGGTCAATAATCTATTACATATCAGCGGAATGAAAAATTTTGCTGATACTCAAATTCTACAAAGTGTTCAATCTGGAATAGGAACTACCGAATCTCCATTGACATTATTGAATATCTTTGAAAGTGATAATAGGGTAGACACCATTAATAACTTAGATTTAGTTATTGATGTGGACACACTGGATAGTAAATCAAAATTTATCAAATTTAATAATATTTCTCTTACCGACTATATTCTATGTAAAACAAACAGAGTTTTGAAAATTGACGACATAAGTTCTCAATTCTCAAGCGAAAATGACGAACCATCTGAGGTTTCTAATATATTTCAAATTAATTCTGGAAATAATTACAATAGATTTTTAGTTCAAACTCGTAACATTTTTACCAATGAAGTGCAATTTAATGAAATCATAACAATTAATGATGACCAAAATATTTTTACACTACAAAAAGCGGAGTTAAATACTCTTAATGATGAAGATGTAATCGTCGATATTGAAGGATATGCAGATATCACATCAAATTTCTACTTAAAATTTAATCCAGAGGATACTATTAATTCAGATTTTGATATTAAAATCTTACAAGATACTTTTATTTCTAAAGCTGGCATCGGAACTACTCAGTCTGTTGGATTTGTAGATTTAATAGCAGCAAATAAAATTGTCTCCAGCGGAATAACAACGTCTATTTTTAGTTTAGACTCTTCCAAATATTCTGCAATTTATTCCAATATTCATGTTTTAAATAGTGATAGATCTGACATGAATTATGTTGAAGTATATTTAACTCATGACGGAAGCAATACTTATATTAGTGAATATTATTTTGATGATAACTTAACCGAAACTAGCTCAGGATTTATTGGATCGTTTGGAGCATCTATTAGTGGTGGAATTTTATCATTAAACTATACAAATACTTCAGCAGAAAATATAACAGTTAGAACAAAAAATGTTGGGTTTGGTACCACTGCTGTTGGTGTAGGAACTTATAGATTTAAACTTGCTGGGCAATCTGATGGAGCGGAAAGAACGGTAATTTTCCAATCACAATTCAATAACATTTCCTCAGGATCTACCAGTATTTTGGTCTTAGATAGATCTTTGTTTACATCATCAAAATCCACAATTAAAGTTGGATTTGGTCAAACAAGTTCACTACACCAAATAATGGCAATCAATGATGGAAGTGATGCATACTCAGTCCAATATCCATTCTTATCAATCGGAAGTACTTCCGGAATAGGAACATTTGGAGCAGAAATTTCTGGAAATAACTTTATAGTTAAATTCTATGCAGATCCCTCAATTTCTGGTAACTTAGAAATACTTTCGTTTAGCGAAAATTTCTATACGGATTTAGACACCGTTAATATTCCACCCGCTCTCACTTATAGTCCAGTTGAGCAAACTGTCACATCTGTAAAATATTACGGAGCAAATTCACCAAATATAAACAAATATGACTTTGAAGCAGAATATGAGGGCACGCCAATCTTTATGAAAACATTTAATCCATCAGATACTGATGTTTTAAATTTGGCAACAGGCATATTTACAATTCCAAATCACTTTTTTAACACCGGCGAACAATTGATTTATACTCCAAAATCCACTTTTATTGGAATTGGGACTTCCGCAATGGGAATTGGGGCAACAACGAATTATGTCGGTGTCGTTACAACAATATTACCCACTGTTGTATATGCGATAAAAGATAGTAATGATTCATTTAGAATTTCTACAAGAAAAGAGTATGCAACTCAAGGAATTGGAGTGACATTTACATCTGTTGGTTTAGGAAATGCTCACCAACTAGAAATGTATAAAAAGAATGAAAAATCAATAATTTCAATCAATGATGTTGTACAAAGTCCCTTAGCATATTCTTCTATAACTCATACGTTGTCCGGGAATGGCGGGCAAATCGGAACGGCATCTACAATTTTTGCTTTGAGTGGAATTAGTTCTATTACCCCAACCGATATATTAAAAATTGATGAAGAATACATGAGAATAGAAAATGTTGGATTGGGCACAACAAATACTGGTCCTATCACATTTAGTGGGGGAATTTCTCTTGTAGAAGTTACCCGTGGATTTGTTGGATCTACAGCAGGTTTACACACAGATACTTCTATTGCCAGAATTTATAGAGGATCTTACAATATTTCGGAGAATAAAATTTTCTTTACGGAGGCTCCCAGAGGAAACTCTCTTGATTTGCTCGGTCCTAGCGAATCTAACTTGCCTAGAGAAAGAGCATCTTTTAGTGGAAGAGTATTTTTAAGAGAAGATTATAGCACCAATCAAATTTATGATGATATTTCAAGTCAGTTTACTGGAATTGGTCAGACTTTTATACTAACTTCTCAAGGAATAAACACAGTTGGATTGGGCACTTCTGGTGGAAATGGAATTGTTTTCATTAACAATATTTTCCAATCCCCCACAACACTCAATAATTCTTCAAATAATTATATTATAACAGAGAATTTGGGAATTACTAGTATTACCTTTACGGGAATAACATCCTCTAATAACAGCATATTTACATCAGAATATGACATCAATCAAAATCAACTTCCTCGTGGAGGTGTAATTGTATCTCTTGGATCTACTGGAGGATTGGGAATAGCACCTCTTGTAGGAGCTTCCGTTACTGCAGTTGTTGGTGCTGGAGGAACTATAGTTGCAATTGGAATTGGAACTATGGATATTATTGGATCTGGATATCGATATCCTGTTTCTGTAGCGGTCACTGAAAGTGGTCATATAGGCACAGGAGCCGTTATAACCGCAAACGTTGGCGCCGGAGGAACTTTATCATTTAATGTTGTTAGTGCTGGCACAGGATACACCAATCCAACAATAAATGTTTCTTCTCCATCCTATGAAAATTTACCCGTAACTGGAGTTTCTAGACTTGGAGTGGGTGCTACAACAGACACTGGAATTGGGTTACTTTTAAATATCGAGGTTGGATCTAGCTCTACTACCGGAATTGGATCTACCTTATTTGAAGTCAAAACTTTTAAAGTCACTAGAAATGGATACTCCTTTAGAATTGGAGATGTATTTAAACCTGTAGGATTAGTAACTGCTAAGGGTCTTCCTTCTCCAATCAGTGAATTTGAATTAACTGTTTTGGATGTTTTTACAGACTCATTCTCTTCTTGGCAGTTTGGGGAATTGGATTACATAGATTCTGTTAGTGTATACCAAGATGGAATTAGAACAAGATTCCCACTTTTCTATAATTCTGAATTACTTAGTTTTGAAATTGATGAAAATGACCCAGATTCTCAGTTAATTGATTTGGACTCTGTTTTACTTATTTTTATAAATGGTGTCTTGCAAGAACCAGGAGTTTCATATCAGTTTAGTGGAGGAACTTCATTTACATTCTCAGTAGCCCCAGAACCAGAAGATAACATAGCAATATTCTTCTACCGTGGAACTAGAGGTGAGGATACTCTTCAAGTTAATACAGTAGAAACGATTAAGGTTGGAGATACGGTGCAAATTTTTAGCAATAATTCAAATATTGAAAATACAACCACGCAGGAAAAAAGAGTAATTTACGATATTTCTGGATCTGATAAGGTTGAAACAAATCTTTATGTCAATCAAGGAATCGATGAAGTTAACAATAAACCCCTATATTGGACTAAACAAAAAACCGATTTAATACTTAATGGCGAAAAAATTTCTAAGTCAAGAGATTCCTTAGAATCTCAAATTTATCCAACGGCAAATATTATAGGAAATTTAAATGCTGCAGCAAGTGAAGTATTTGTTGATGATAGCAGTTTATTTAATTATGAAAATGCATCACCAATTAACTTTGATGCAATTATTTTTTCAAATGATTCTGCAGAAGAATATGAAATAATTACTGACATTTCTGATGTAGAAGGATATTCTGTGTCCATTATTGGAATTGCAACAACAAATGGAGTTGGAACCTCACTGGCACTTGAGTTTACTTTAGATAGAGACCCATTCTCTTTCCCAGATTTACAATCCGGATATCCCATTTACATTTCCGAAACTTTTGTTGGGCAAGGAGTTACATCAATTAATACAAATGATACGGACATTGTTGCTATAAGCACATCATTCTTAAATAACGTTTATAAAATTCATGCAATTAACTCTGCAATAGGAATTATAACTTGCAACATTGCATCGAATACATCTGTGGTCGGAATAGCAACCACCGGCACCTTAGACTATCCTGTTGGAAGATTAACCTGGGGAAGACTATCTGGATTTTCTAGATCAACTTCTCCAATTTCGATAGGAGTTAGTGGATATACTTCAAGTGTTGGAATAACCACTCTTGGATACAATGCTGGGCTCTCCACATATCCAATCATTCAGAGAAGAGGATATGGGTTAAGAAGCAATGGATCTTTGAAAAAGGATCTCTAACTCAATATAAATATAAAAAAAAGAATTATATAGATGTCTGCACTTGTAACAGATCAATTCAGAATTTTAAATGCTAGTAATTTTATAGAATCGATTGATGATTCTTCTAATTCTTATTATGTTTGGGTTGGTCTTACTAACCCAAACATTTATACTGGATTTGGTAGAAATGTGAATTGGGATGGACCAGGAATAACAAATGGTGTAATTCCAAATCCTACAGATAATTTAGACTATTTGACTCAATATGAAGATACTCTTCTTTTTGGGAAAAAAGTTACTTCTTCAAATATAAGAAGAGTAGTTAAAAGAGTTGACTGGGAGAGAGGTAAAAAATATGACATGTATAGGCATGATTATAGCGTAGACAATCTTTCTCCGGTGTCAAGAAGAGCTAGACTTTATGACTCAGAATATTATGTGTTGAATAGTGATTACAATGTTTATATTTGTATAGAAAATGGGTCAAGTGGAATTAATACGACTGGTAATCAATCACAATATGAGCCAACAACTACAGATTTAGAGCCAACAATAGCAGGAACTGGAGAAGATGGGTATGTTTGGAAATACTTATTTACAGTTTCTCCAGCAGATATTGTAAAATTCGATTCTACAGAATATGTAACTTTGCCAAATAATTGGGAAACGTCTACAGATTCTCAAATTGTTGCGGTGAGAGAAAATGGCGATTCATCAATAAACAATAATCAGATTAAGACTGTTTATATTGATAATACTGGTTCAAATTACACATCTGGAGAAGTTGATATTCTGGGAAATGGAACTGGTGGAAGAGTATTTGTGGAGACAAATGCTAATGGAGAAATCATAGATACGACAGTAACATCTGGAGGCACAGGATACACATATGGAATCGTCGATCTGGGTCCTCTACAACCAGGAGGCACTATCAGTAACCCAGCAAAATTAATCCCCATTATACCGCCATCTAGAGGGCATGGATTTGATTTATATAAAGAATTGGGTGCTGATAGGGTAATGATATACGCAAGATTTGATGATTCTACTAGAGACTTCCCAACAAATACAAAATTTTGTCAGATTGGAATTTTAAAAAATCCAACAAAATTTATATCCACAGAAACTTTTAGTAGTGGTGAGTTTTCTGGATTATATGCAATTAAATTTGATTCTGTCAATTCATTTTTACCTGAAGTTGGTGAAAAAATTAATCAAACAGTTTCTACCGGAATTGCCGTAGGATATGTTGCATCATATGATTCAGACACTAAGGTTCTAAAATATTTTAGAGACAGGTCTTTATACTATGGTTCTACACACGATCAAACCGATTATGTGGGAGTTTCTACATCGGCAAATGCAAATATTAATTTTAGTTATACCGGTGGAAATGTGGTTGGTGAGACAAGTGGATTTTCTGGACAAGTTTCTTCCTTCTCTGGAATTACAACCACAGTAAACAATTCAATCATAAATCTTGGAGTAACATTTACAAATGGTCTTGCAAATCCAGAAATAAATAAAAAAACAGGAGACATAATTTATATTGACAATAGACCTCTTGTAACTCGTAATGTTAGACAAAAAGAAGACATTAAAATTATCCTGGAATTCTAACCAATGGCACAAAAAACAAATTTAAATGTAAGCCCATACTTTGACGATTTTGACGCCGAAAAGAACTTTTACAAAGTTCTTTTTAATCCAGGAAGACCCGTCCAAGCAAGAGAATTAAATAATATTCAATCTATTCTACAAAATCAGATTGAATCGTTTGGTAGTCATATTTTTAAAGAAGGATCTGTAGTAATTCCTGGAAACTTAACATATGATTCACAGTTCAATGCTGTTAAATTAAACCCATCAAACTTTGGTGTCAATATTTCACTATACATCAATAAATTTTTAGGCAAGAAAGTTACTGGGCAAATTTCTGGTGTAACTGGAACAATTCAAAAAATTGAAATACCAGACTCAATTAATAATTTACAGTATGTTACATTATACGTAAAATATCTTGATTCTGGTAATAATTTTGATATTACACCATTTCAAAATGGAGAATCACTGTTTGCAAGTGAAAATGTAGTATATGGAAATACAACCATTGTAGCTGGAAACCCATTTGCATCTTTAATTTCTTCCGATGCTACCGCCGTTGGGTCTGCAGTTTCTATTGACACTGGAATTTATTTTGTAAGAGGAACTTTTGTAAATATTTCTAAGCAAACGATTATTTTAGATTACTATACAAACACACCATCATATCGAGTTGGTCTTAAAGTATCTGAAGAAATCATAACAGCAAAAGAAGATGACTCTCTTTATGATAATGCAAAAGGATTTACAAACTATGCTGCTCCTGGAGCGGATAGATTTAAAATAGGTCTATCTTTAACCAAAAAAACAATTGATAGTGTTGATACTGACGTAGATTTTATTGAACTTCTTAGATTAGACGCAGGGCAAGTCAAAAAATTAAATACAAATACGCAATACTCTTTGATTAAAGATTATTTGGCACAAAGAACTTTTGACGAATCGGGAAACTATTCAGTAACTCCTTTTAAAATTTCCTTACATGATTCTTTAAATAACAGACTTGGAAATAATGGTTTATTTTTTGAAAATCAAAAAACAGAAAATGGAAATACACCATCAGATGATTTAATGTGTGTTAAATTGTCTCCCGGCAAAGCATACGTCAGAGGATATGACATTGAAAAGGTTTCTACTACCATTTTAGATGTACCAAAACCTAGAGAAACTCAAAGTGTTGAAAATGTAAGTATTCCATTTGAAATGGGAAACTTGTTGAGAATTAATAATATAACAGGATCACCGAAACAAAATCAATCATTAGAATTACATTCTGTCAGAAGAAGCTCATCGGGAAATCCAAGTTCTACAACAAAAATTGGAGATGCCAAGGTTTATAATTTTAGACTGACGGATTCTGCATATTCTTCTGCTTCTACAAACTGGGATTTATATCTTTATGATATTCAAACTTATACAACATTAATTCTAAATCAAGCATTATCTATATCTCAGTTGCCAGCAACATCTTTTATTAAAGGAAAGAGTAGTGGTGCAAGTGGATATGCAGTCTCTGCTGGAGATGGCACAACTACTGTCAATTTACGCCAAACTTCTGGAAGTTTTGTAAAGGGTGAGCAGATTATTATTAACGGGTTAGAATTGTATCCCAGATCAATTGCGAATATCACCGTATATGACAGTCAAGATATCAAGCAAGTGTATCAATCCACGGCAGTATCTGGATTTACTACTGCCTTTATGGGAGATTCTGTTTTAGGAAAGCAATTACCAATTGGTTTTAATGCTGCCGATACGGTTAATATAACTGCTGGTGGAGTTATAACTTCCCCAGGTAAATTCTTTAATTCAATCAAACCCGGAAGTATTATCAGATATCAAACACCAACAGGATCTTTAGAAAATTTTAATAGAGTAACTAGTGTTAGTTTAACTGGATCTTCGATGACGGTTGCAAGTGTTGCAAGTGTCAGTGGTGTTTGTGATGGATCGATTGGTGTTTCTACAAATATATCTTTCAGTGTTGGGACTCCTTCAATCAATAATCTTGAAAAAGGATTCTTATATGCAGAAGTTCCAAATTCAAATCTATCATCAATAGATTTGAATGATTCTATTTTAACTTTTAGTGCTCAATCAACGAGTGCTAAGTCATCAAGTAGTCCAATTGTTTTATCAGTATCTGATTTTTCTCTACCATCAGGTTTAACAACCGCTTTATTCCAAGCGTTTGATGAAGAGCGTTATTCTGTGCATTACACTGATGGCACAACTCAATCGCTAACATCAGATCAGTTTTCATTATCCAATAATCAAGTTACTTTATCAAATCTTACGTCTGGTAAAACCACTTCATCAATTAACGCAACATTTATTAAAAATGGGGTTCAAAGCAAAGAAAAGCAATATAATAGAAGTCAAACAATTAACGTAATTTATTCAAAATACCCACAATCTGGTAGTGGAATTAGCACTTCTATCAATGATGGTCTTGAATATAATCCATATTATGGATTGAGGGTGCAAGATCAAGAAATCTCACTTAACTATCCAGATGTTGCAAACATTATAGCAGTTTATGAATCTTTAAACACATCCAATCCTTCTCTTGATTCTATATCTTTTAGTAGTGTTTTAAATATTGGGGGAAACGCTATTATTGGGGAAAATATTCTAGGATCTGAAAGCGGTTGTGTAGCCAGAGTAGTTACAAGATCTACAAATAGTGTTGGTGTTGTATATTTAAATTCAAATAGATTTTTAACTAACGAAAGTGTTACATTTGAGGAGTCAAATATTACCGGAGAAATTGATTTTATTACTATAGGGAGTTACAATGATATTACAAATAGATTTAAGTTAGACAAAGGTCAAAAGGATCAATACTATGACTACTCCAGAATTGTAAGAAATGAAGGAGAAACAGAACCTTCTAAGAGAATTTTAGTTGTTTTTGATTATTTTAGTGTGCCCTCCACGGATAATGGAGATGTGTTTACTGTATTGAGCTATCAAAAAGAGCAATTTGCCAACGATGTTCCTCTGCTTGGAAACAAAAATTTAAGGGCATCGGATACTCTAGACTTTAGACCCAGAGTTTCAGTTTTTTCTGGATCTTCATCTTCTCCATTTGATTTTTCAAACAGAAACTTTAGTTCCTCGATTAAGTTAAATCTAACCCCCAATGAAAGCACTATTATTGGATACAATTATTATATTGGACGAGTAGATAAAGTTTATCTTAACAAAAATGGAGAATTTACCTATATTCAGGGAGATTCTTCTTCAAATCCAAAATCTCCTATTAAAATTGATGATGTGATGGAGATTGCAACAATTAATCTTCCACCATATCTCTATACTCCAAAAAGTGCAACATTGTCATTAGTAGACAATAGAAGATATACAATGAGAGACATTGGTCTCATTGAAAATAGGGTTAAGAATCTTGAAAGAATAACTTCCTTATCACTTCTAGAGCTAAGTACTCAAACATTACAGGTACAAGATTCTCAAGGATTTAACAGATTTAAAACTGGATTTTTTGTAGATGATTTTAAAAATTATGAAAGAGTTAATTTAAACTTATCACTTCTTGAGATAGATCCAGAGTTGCAAGAAATGAGACCTATTATTTCTCGCAATAGCCTTAAAAATTATCTTGCCCCAGCACTTAATACTACAGATGAAGAAATTGATCTTTCCACCAACTATAACTTAATAGATTCAAACGTACAAAAAACGGGAGACACCGTTACTCTTAAATATACATCAGAAAAATGGATTGATCAACCTCTTGCGACTCAAGTTGAAAATATTAATCCATTTCATGTAATTTCATATAAAGGATCAATTAAACTATCTCCTGATAGGGATAACTGGGTAAGAACTGTACAACTACCAAATAAAACGATATCTGTTACTGACTTTGTTTTAGTTGAAAGAGATAATACCGTTTTAGGTGACAGGACAGTTAGAGTTGACAATGGCGCTAATGCAAGTAGAACTGAACTTTCAACTGAATTTTCTCAAACAGTAACTGAAACTGCCAGTTCTTCTGTTAGAAGCACTAGTTCTACAAGATTAGTAGAATCTCGTGCCGAAGAATATATGAGATCTAGAAATACTGAATTTTCAATTACTAGTTTAAAACCATATACTAGATATTACCAATTTTTAGACGGTAATGGATCAGTAGATTTTATTCCTAAACTTATTGAAATTGCAAATAGTGAATCTTTAGAAAATTATGGCGCTTCATCTGCATTTACAATTGGAGAAACTGTTATTGGATATGATAATCAAAACAATAAAATAATTTCCTTTAGGGTGGCAATGCCATCTCATAAAATTGGACCTTTTAATTCACCAACAACCAAATTTACAGTTAATCCTTATTCAAGATCTGAATCTATACCAGATGCTTATAGTGCTTCATCTAAAATTTTAAATCTTGATACATATTCAATATCAGAAGAAGCACAGGGTCTTTATTCTGGATATCTTGTAAAAGGTGCTAAGCTTGTTGGGCAGACAAGCGGAGCGATAGCATACGTAAAAGATCTCAGACTGATATCTGACAACTATGGAGATTTAATTGGTTCTTTCTTCATTAGAGATCCTAATACTACTCCAGCTCCAGATGTAAGAATTAACACTGGCACAAAAACATATAAAATTACTTCTAGTCCCACAAATGAAGTTGCTGTGCCGGGAAGCACTACAGTTTCTACTGCCGAAACCAATTATGTTTCAGACGGAACTTTAGAATTGTATGAGACAACGATTACAAATACAACAACAGTAACTACTACTCGTCTAACTACAACTAATATAACAAGAGTAACAACAAACTTCGAGCAAACACAATTCCCCCAACAAGATAGGGGTGGAGGAAAAGATCCTCTTGCTCAAACTTTTACGGTGGATCAAGATGGTGGATTTTTAACGGAATTAGATTTATTCTTCTATAAAAAAGATAGTGGGAATAACCCTGTTACAGTTGAAATAAGAACCGTTGAATTGGGCACGCCTACAACAACTGTAGTTGGAAATCCCGTTACTCTTAGACCTGATCAAATTCAAATTTCAGATGATGCAACTGCAGTAACAAAAGCAACATTTGATTATCCTATTTACCTAGCCCCTGGTTTAGAATATGCTCTTGTCTTATTGGCTCCAGAAAGTATAGAATATGAAGTTTTTATTGCCGAAATGGGTAAAAAAACAATACAAACTAAAAATCTTCCAGATTCTGAAGCTGTTATATATACCCAACAATTTGCTATGGGAAGTCTTTTTAAATCCCAAAATGGATCTATTTGGACTGCGGACCAATATCAGGACATGAAATTTACTTTATATAGAGCAAATTTTGTCACCAATACGCCATCCACTGCATATTTCTATAATCCAACTTTAAATGAAAGTAATGGATATATCTCAAATCTACAAAATAATCCACTTACAGTATTTCCAAGAAAAGTAAACATTGGCATTACGACAACCACCAGTTCCGCTATGGTTGGAATTCTAACGACTGGAAGGAAAATTAGTGAAAGCATTAAAACATATAATTATGGTTATATTGTTGGTACTGGATGCTCAGTTTCTTCTGTAGGAGTTACCACAGCAGGATCAAATTACGTTTCGGACACTAGCGTTTCAACATACAATATTATTGGAAATGGATCTGGTCTCACATTAAATATAACCGCTTCTGGCGGAGCAATTACTGCAGCATCAATTGTCAGTGCTGGAAATGGATATGCAGTTGGAGATGTAGTTGGAATCGTAACTTCATCGGTTTCAAGCAATAGTGGTAGAGACGCTAGAATTACAATTACGGGCAATAACAATGGTATTGATACCCTTTTCCTCAACAATGTCCAAGGAGAGGCATTTACTGCAGATGGAACGGCAAATCTGGTTTACTTTGATACATCTAATAACTCAGTTTCTTTAGCATCGACAGTTATTAGAAGTTCTACTCCAGTAGGTTCCATCTACAGTGGAAACTTTGCTAGATTAAATCATTTTAATCATGGAATGTATGCCCCAAACAATAAAGTTTCAATTAGTGGAGTATCTCCAAATGCAGAATTTACAACGTTATCCCAATCTATAACTGCATCTGCAACATCAATTTCTGTTGCTAGTACCGCAAACTTCTCAACGTTTGAAGGTAAGAGTGTAAATGGAACAAATCCCGGATATGCACTCATTGAAAATGAAATCATCAGATATGAAAGTATTGGATCTGGCACTTTGGAGACTATAACGAGAGGACAATCTTCAACCCTTGCTATTCCACATTCTACAAATACTTTGGTATACAAATATGAATTCAACGGAATTTCCCTGAGAAGAATTAATACAACCCATGATATTAGTGATACTGGATTGGATATTGATAATTATTATATTGAAATTGATAGAACTTCCAACGGAGTCAATAGGAGTAGTGATAACACACCTACAGCATATCCACAACTATCATTTTCTTCAGAAATAACTTCTGGAGGATCTAAAGTTTTTGCATCAGAAAATATACAATACGATGCAATAATTCCATTCTATGATATTGGAACTCCGGGAGCAGAAACTTCCGTTTCAGCAAAAATTAGATCGGTCAGTGGCACCAGCATTAGTGGAAATGAAGTTTCATTCCAAGATTTAGGATATGAAGACATTCAGTTAAACTCACTAAATACCCTCTCCTCGTCTAGAATAGTTGCATCAAAAGTAAATGAAGACACATTTTTAACTTCTCTACCAAGAAATAAATCATTTACAACAGCAATTACATTGCGTACCAGTAATAAGTATGTTTCTCCACAAATATTTTTAGATACATCATTTACTGATTTCCATAGTAATAGAATCAATTCTCCAATAACTAATTATCAGCAGGATGGTAGAGTTAACTCTATTCTAGAAGATCCTCATGCTGCAATATATGTTTCAAATACTGTGAGATTGGCTCAACCAGCAACTTCTCTTAAAGTGATTCTTTCAGCATATAGACATTTTTCTGCGGATTTTAGAGTTCTTTACAGTTTATTAAGAGCAGATTCTAGTGAAGTTGAACAATCATTTGAATTATTCCCAGGATATAATAATTTAACAATAGACAATAATAACGATGGATATCTTGATATTATAGATCCTGCAAATAATAGTGGATTACCAGATATTTTTGTTCCTGCAAGTAATCAAAATCAATTTTTAGAATATGAGTTTTCTGCCAATAATCTTGGTCAATTTAGTGGATTTACAATCAAAATCGTAATGTCTTCTACAAATCAGGCTTATCCTCCTCGTTTTAAAGATTTGAGGTGTATTGCAATCCGATGATGATACCAGTAAAAGGACATCCAAATTTATATCGTGATGAAAATTCCGGAGCAATTTTAAATTGCGACAGTAATGCATACAACCAATATGTAAATAGTTTAAACAATAGAGAGACACAAAAAAACGAATTAGACAAGATTAAAGAAGATATCAATGAAATTAAATCTTTATTAAAGGAGATTGTCAATGGATCCAGATGATATTACACTTGATACCATTAATAAATTATTTGAATACGAAAAACATTCAAGACTCATTGATGAGATGAATTTTGATGAACTTAAAAATTTTTCAAAACTATATTGCAAATTATATTTGAAACAACAAGAAGTCATTCAATCTTTGGGAGCACTTGAAATATAAATAAAAAGTAGAGCTTTAAAGAATAGATGGCTGCAGTATATGTAAATAATCTAGTCGTAAATTCTGGAGCCGATTTCAGTCAATCATTTACTTTAGAAGGAACCGATACAAATTCTTCCTTTGATTTGACTGGTTACACAGTAGCAGCTCAGATGAGAAAATGGGCTGGAAGCACCAGCTCAACATCTTTTACCGCAACTATTGAGTCCCCACCAACAATAGGTCAAATTTTGCTGCGACTAACTGCTACACAAACGACTGCTTTAAAGGCAGGAAGATACATTTATGATGTTGTAATTACGGATGAATTTGGAGTCAAGAATAGAGTAATTGAAGGAATGGTTATCGTAACAGAAGGAGTTACTCGCTAATGTCCGATATCAAAGTTA